CTGTTGTTCCAAATCCAATTGGTTGAGAAATTGATATTGTTGGTGTGGTTGTATATCCACTTCCACCATCACTAATGGCAATTGAGGTTACCGTTCCTCCAGAAGAGACTATACAAGTTGCAGTTGCTCCAACTCTACCATCTTGAGAAATTAATGTAATATTTTTTTGGAAATTTAGAGTTACATTATTTTCATTAATTGGATTAAAGAATGGACGAATATTATCCACATAAATGATCGTAGATCCGATTCCAACTGATTGAATTAAATATGCCGTTGGATAAATTAGAGGTTCATATAGAATTCTATTCTTTCCAATTATTTGCTCATTAATAATTTTATCTTCGGTTTGTCGGCACCAAACAACAGGTCTTAATAAATTTGAATCGTTTGTATTTCCCGGTCCAAAATATGGAAGTGTATCAACAGTATTTGTGGATGTAATACTAGTAACAGTTCTTTCATCTTCTTGGAAAGTTGCTGGTTGTCCAATAGAAGGATCATAACCAATAGTTAAATCATCGCCCTCCTTTACGGTTTCTAAAATATTTCTTTCTATTACATCAATAGAACCACTTCCCTTATAGAAGAGTATTTTTGAAGTATCTCCTGATTTTGGTGCTTCTGTAAATGTAATAACACTTCCACCATTAAAGATATAACCACCTCCAGGTATTTGTAAAATATCATTAATAAAAATCAACAAAACATCCTGAACATCTACAGGTGATCCTGGTGCAGAACGAATTGAAATAAGACTTCCAGAAACTGTGATTGGAAATTCTTTTCTAGACCCATCAAACAATGTATCATAATTGTCAAGAACTTCTAATTCACCAATTGACCATCCAGAAAATTCATCAGCATATGTTTCTTGAATTGAAAGTTGAAATTCTCTAAAAGAAGGAGATCCTGTAGTTGGAATTCCTGTTGTTCCACCAATTGCAACAGTTAAAATTTGTTCTTGTCCATATCCAAACCCAAGATTTGTAATTTCAAAATCAATTACACTTGAACCTTGTCCCACCACAATACTTGCAGTTGCATTACTACCATTCCCAGAAACTGAAGAAGTACTATAAACTAATGGTATGTCTGAATATGACAGTGGTGAATCAATAATTACTTCTGGTGGATTTGTGGAAGTATACCCCGTTCCTGGATTTGTAATTGCAATACTCACAATATTTCCATTACTTACCGCAGCTGTTCCAATATATTGAATGCTTGGTGATCCTGTTGATGAAGTTGCCACACCAACTCTTACACTGGTTTGTATTCCAGACCTATATCCAGAACCACTATTTCCAATGCTAATTGCAGAAATTGTACCTGCAATAGAAACTGTAACGGTTGCACCAGCAGAAACAAGTGGTTGATATCCAAATCCTCCCGTCGATCCAACGGATACAATAATTCCACCTCTTGGAAGAGTTGAGACATTTACATCATATGAAACTGATGATGCTGTTCCGGTAAAAGTAATACTTGTAATTCCTAGATTTTCTGATAAAGTATAATCTGCATTTAATCCTGGTCCTTGGAAAATATCATTAATTAAAATGACTGCATTTTCATTACTAATTCCAGTCACACTAGATCCACTAGAAGTAAGAGTGAAATCCTTTTTACTACCATTGAAATTATTGGAAATATCATCAAAAACATAATTTTTGGAATATGTTTCATTACTAGAATTAGGAGTTCCTGATCTTAAGAACACTCTTCCCTGAAAGGTGGAAGACACCGATATTCCAGTCCAATCTATTTCATCCGGTTCGTTTGTAGATGCACTTAATGGAATATTTCCATATGGAGCTTCGGAGAAGTTTAGAGTATTGTCTACAATATTGTAATTTCCGACTACTTTGGTAATCAGAGCCCCCGTAGAGTGCCCTACAACAGTAGTTCCCAACCAAGGTCTCTTAAGAAGAATTGTATTTGTGGATCCAATCCCCACACCATCAATTCTCATAATTTCATCATCAATTTTGATTAAATCTCCACCAAAAAATGATGTGATTCCTGTAAAGTATGCTGTATTTTCGGATATTAAAAGTTGTTTAGATAATGTAGATGTAATCGCACTGGATACAACAGGAGATTGAATTAAATTGTCAATAGCAACAATAACCTTTGCATTTTGATTAGTTGAATTAAAGGTATGAGAAGATCCAATGCCAACAGAAGTAAAATTAAGAACTTCTGGAATTGATTTTAATGCATTTTGAGCACTAGAAGCCAGTTTTATCAAATTACTGCTTACCTTTACAACATAAACTGTTGCTGGTATTTTGTCAGTACTACCAACACTTACAAAACTAGTTGAGGCAATTCCAATTGCCTGAGTTGATCCTGCACCTGCGTGTGAATATACAACTTCTTCTCCACTTACCAGAAAATGATTTGGAATTGTTATTGTATTGTTCAATATATTCACAATCTGAGAATCACTTCCATCAAAATTTCTCCGGAATATATCATCAGTTTTATGTTGAAGATTGAAATCTTTCTTTATGCTTCGTTCAGTTCCTTCATAGATATTGCTATCTGTGACTATAGAAGAATTTGTTAAATCAATTTCTGTAATATCACTTGCTTCATCTGCAATTTGCAATGCATTCATAAATGATTTTACCTGAACTTGAATATTTGGATTCGGAGTAAAGGTAATTTTTGTATATGTGTCTGTTCTAGATACACCTACTGTTCCAAGTCCAGATGCAGTTTCTATATTTGCAAATTCAGTAATAAAAGTATCTGTGGAATTGTGAAGAACTATAACCTCAGATAATTGATGATGATTGTTTATGGTATCTGATACTTGAACCAAGAAGTGAGCACAGTCATAATCAAAATTATCACTATTAATATTAACATATTGCCCGACCGGAGTTGCAATTGGAGATGTTGATGATGCGATTGAAGTTGTTCTTGCTTCTAACAAAGAATACTTCATATCAAAAGTTCCTACACCAGTATATGATGTATTTGCAATTGAGATGTGTAGTGTGTTACAAGTAACTGCTAATCCAGTATTTGGAATAAAATCTACAATTATATTTGAACCGGAAAAATATGGGTTGTAGGTGCCCAGTCCAGAACTTGAATATGGGGAAGCAGAATTATTTGTTAATTGTCCATATTCTAAAAATTGAATATTTGATCCATCGTGAATGATATTCAATTCATCAAATTCATATTGTCCATTACTTGCACTAATTTCAACTAAAACCTTTGCCGAAGTATATGTATTTGCAATACTTACAATTGTACAAGTAGATCCTACTGAAACTGAGGATACACTTGTTCCTACTATATTTACAATTCCACCATAATTAGCACTGCTAACACCAGACAGAACGCCCTTTACATCATAAGCAATAATAGAAACATTATAATCGTTTATGATATATTTTATTGGATAAAATTCTAATATTCCCTCGGTTCCTTGAATGCTAAAATCAAATGAACCCAAATCATTAGTACTATAAACCTTTGCATATTGATTTAAAAATCCAGTTGCATCATTATGTAAAAGTGTGACAAATTCACACTGTCTTTCGTCAGTATATCTTTGATCTTTTGTGTATATAAAATATTTTTGTACTCTTGCATCTGATAATTTAAATCTATGAATATCTGAATAACGAGTTGCTCTTGGATTACTATTAAATTGTGAACTAATATCATCAATTGAAAGCACTCTATTTCCTACAGATTCTTGATAATCCTGAAGAATTCGACTTGCAAATATAATTTCGTCAGAAAATGATGAATTACCAATCTGTAAAGAATTCTCCTTTACTAAATCAAAATCATAAACACAGTTTAAATTCGCACTACCTACAATATTATTCAGAATTTCAAAAGATGTTAAATCTGTAGAAATTCCTACAGATAAAGATTGTGAAGAAGATGACTCTAATTGATAATCAGCAAATTTTCTAAATCCTGCAGTATGATTTAGTGTACTTACTACATCATTCCAAGTATCATAATCTATTTTTGATTTTATTGAATATGAAAAATTTTGATAATAAAAACTATCTTGTATTTTTTGTAAATTATCGTTAAGAAATCCTGCATTAATCTGCCAACCCTTTTCAACTTTAGAGGTTGCTCCTGTTTCAAAGAAAGAATCTGTTCTTTCAATAGAAATTATATTTCCTTGAGTTTTAGAAGTAAATCCTTTAATAATAAATCCAGAATAAAAGTTATCATTTGAACTTATAGTAAGTAAATTATTTTTTGGATCCCAATTTTCAACTATTCCTGTGGAAGAATCTGATGTTGCTGTTTCGCCAGTTAAAAAATTATTTTTAGATAAAATTGGATTGAAAGTTGGGAAATATTTTTGTGGAATAATTCTTCCGGATGAATTTATTGAATCATAATTACCAGGAATTTCTGATGAATCTAAAAATTCGACAAGACTGTAACTTACAGATCCTATTCCACCCAAATTTGGAGTTACAGAGGTAAGTGTGAATAAATTATAATTATAATTTTTAGAATTATATCCCTTTCCAGTAGATCCGACTCCCACACTTACATTTTCAATTAAAACTTTGTCATTAACTTGAAATGGGAATGAATTTGCTGTACTAAATCCGACAGACAATCTAACAGTTACACTTTTAGTTGAATTATTAAAACTAATGGAATTAATACCGACACCATTTGTATTTTCTGTAGGAAGAATTGTCGGTAAAGAATTATTAATTCCAAAAGTATTTCTTAAAATAGTGACTTGAGTATCACCCAATGAATATCTCAAATCAACTTCTGGAATGACATTTTGAGTTTTACCATCGATAACAATTAATTTTGGTGCAGAACTATATCCTCTTCCAGCCGAAGAAATTCCAATTGAAGCAAATGATGCCAAAGGATCTACTTTTATAATCTGTGGAAGATATACTGTAGGTCTAACGGTATTATCTGAAGAAAAATCAAATCCAATATCAGATATTTTTGTTCTTTTGATTTTACCAATACTGGTGCTAGATGGTTCTACAATTGCATTTGATCCAGAAACACTCACGATTGTTGTGATTCCTGGTAGTGAATAATAATTTTGCCCTCTATTCTTTATTTCAAATTTTGCAATCGGTCCAGATGCCGAAGAAGATATTGTCTCATAACTTATTGATGATGTTGAAGATCCATATGAAACAGATTCTGGAAATAGTGGTAAATTATAAGTAAAAGAACTTGATGAGGCAACAGAAATTTGATATTCTCCATTATATTTGCTAGATTCAATTTGCAATTCATTATAGTCCTGAATTAAAGTATCAATAACAACTTCTCTTTTTATTTGTGGAGTGTTACTATCGTATATTGGAATGAGATTATAATATAATTTTTCTGGAGTGTTTTCATTTACATTTAAAATTACCTTTGCGGTTGTAGTTACACCAATTGTTCCAATTTTTTGAACTTCAAAGACATTAGAATTTTTTGAAGTAATAAATTCTTCGGTAAAATTTGAATCCTTATAAAATTTAAATTCAAATGCTGGATATAATGCAAATTGATCAGTATATGATAAAGAGGAATCGGAAAGATCAAATGTTATGGTAGAATTTTTATATAATTGAATTGCTGGGTTAATTGGTGATAATGTGCCACTGGAAGCACTCGTGATTCCAACAATTTCTGGAATCAGACTTGTAGCACTATAATAAGTATTTGAAAGTTTAAGTGTATTATTATCTACAATTACTGCATAATAGATTTGATTATTTTGAAGACCTCCGGATGGAGAACTTGAGATATGAATGATTTTTTGTCCATTAATAAATCCGTGATTGGCAATACTAATAGAACTGGTAGAAGTGTTTACTCCTGCTAAAATAAAATCTTTGGAATTGATAACTAATCTTCTATTATAATCATTATATTTTATAGAAAACGTTGTACTAATAGAAGGGTTTACAGAAATATAAACAGAATCTTCTATTGTTAGTCCGTGTGTTTGTGAAGTAGAAACTGTGACCAAATTTCTAGAAATATTTCCAATAATTGAGTCATAATTTGTTTCAAAACTGTGATATGTTCCTGTTCCAATTCCAGTAAAGAAGAGAGTACTCAGACCATTTGTTGTAGATGCAATTCCAACAAAAATTCCTGTAGAACCCAAACCAACTCTTACAGTAGAAATACCAATCAAATCTTCTGAAATTCTTGCAACAAATACTTGTGATTGATTTGTAAGAGTAACTGATGTTGAAATTCCATTTGTAGAAACTCCAATTGAAGATCCAGTATTTGGAGAATATGTCAGTATGTCTCCAGTTTCTAATTTATGATTTGGAAGATAAATTGTTTTTGTTGGAATAAAAATTTGAGTTATTCCTGCCCCTGGATTTGATATTGTAAGAGTGGTTCCAATTCCAACTCCTGCAATTGTTCCAAGTCCAACAGCATCAATTGGATTAAAGTATATTTGACGTTTTAATTTGTAATCATATGAGGTTGTAATTCCAGAAGTAATTTTTAATTTTCTTGGATTTTCATATAAAATTTCTGTTGCAGTATGAGAAATGCCAACGGTACTATCAATCTGTCTTAGAACTCTAATTCTAGAATTGAATGGATCTACATTTAATATTTTTATCTTTTCTGTAGATATTGTAAAAATATCATTTTCACGGATACTTGTTGGACTTAAATTACCAGTAACAGAAAAATAAGTAACAATTCCTGTTGCAGCTGCAGTTCCGACTCCCACATTGAGTGTCAGGATATTTGATGTTGTAACTCCAATAGTATATGAACTTAATTGAAGAGAAGTTGATGTTGTGTTTAATCCAGAAACACTGATAACATCATTATTTTTTAAATTGTGAGGATTTTCGGCATATATTGTAAATGAATTTTTTTCTTCACCAGAGAAAAATTCTACATTACTAATCGTACTTGTTGCAGTGCTGACCAGAGTTACAAATTTTCCTTTTATTCTAGAAACTTTTGCTGCTGCACCATATCCTCTTGTTCCACTTTCATCAAATACAATAGAATTATTTACCTTATAACCATCTCCACCACTATTGATTCCAATATTTTCAACTGAACCTGGAAGTGCATACTTAACATCAACCGTCTGATTTAGATTATTTGGAGTTGGTAAATATGAATATGATGCAGTACCATTAATAATATTATATGGAGTCGTAAATCTTAACCAATTTGTTTGATTTAAATCAAAATCATCTTGATTTGATGCAATTTTAAAATTAAATTCGTTTGGAATTGATTTGAAGGCATCTCCAATCAAATATGGAAATACTGGTCTTCTATAATTTACAAATGGTCCAGAATTATCTGAAGAAGTATAATTTATAGTCGCAAAATATGCATAAGTTCCATTTGGAAATTCTGGAGTAACACCAAATCTTCCATTATTCTGATCAAGAACAGTTTCATCACTTTTTTCAGAATATACATAATCTTCCACAAAAAATCCAATTGGAAAATTTGGTCTTTGTTGTGAAGAATTTAATTCATATCCAGATTTCATAGGAGAAATGACTCCTCCTCGTTTGGTTATGTATCCATAGGGACCATAAATCGGATTTCCATCATATGCCCAACCAATAATCGGAGAATGTTTTGTTGATAATTGTTCTGTATTGTTAACTTTAATAAGATCAGGGCTTCCATATAAAACGTTTCCGTTCTGATTTACAGAATAAACTGCTTCTCTCAATTTTCTTGGAGCATATAAGTGAGAGTATTCTAATTGATAATTTCTATTAATTCCTTTTGAAAGAATTCCGTCATCGTCGGCGATATTATGAAAATATTTTTCAAATAAATTCACTCTCCAAGTTTGAATTTTTGAATCAAATTTACAAGAGGATCCTGGTGGTGTAATAGTAATAAAAGTTGATCTTTGTGAGTATCCAATTCCACCATTAATAATTTTAACCGAAGTTATTGCACCATTTTCAACTATTAGAGTGATAGATGCACCAGATCCACTTCCAGTAATAGAAATGTTGGGAGAAGAATAATTGATTCCAGAATTATTAATAATCACATCAACAATTCTTCCGTTTTCAATAATTGGAGTTAATTGAGCACTTGATCCACTATCTAATGTTATACTCGGTTGACGATTATAATTTAAAATTTCTGAAGATCCATATCCAATTCCATTATCTGATAGATGAACAGAAGTAATTTGCCCTCTGAATATTGGTTTAATTATGGATTTAAAGGTTTCAGATCCTACAGACGAAATTCCAACATCTCCAACGATTTCAACACTGATTTCTGGGTAATTAAAAATATGTGTTCCAGATCCGACAGAATTAAAATTAACGAATTGTTTTGTATTATAAAAGAAATCTTGGTTTGTGACCCCTACACCTACTTGAGACAATCTAAATTTATTATTATCAACTGTCGTAATATAATATGAAGTGTTTGTTGCAAGACCACTAATAGGAGTTCCGTCAACATTATAAACTACAACTTCTCCTGATTTATAATCGTGATTTTGAATTTCAACGATACTTAATGCTGTACTAATTCCTGAAGATTGTAGTGTTCTTTTTTTATTTTCATATCCACTTCCAGAATTGATAATATTAATAGATCCAACTACAGATTTTTTATTATATGATTGGAGAATATGATTTCCAATACCATAAGAAGATAAAACGACAGTATTAATTCCAGAAACTGCATCATCTAAAGTTTTATGTAATTTAATAACATAAGGAGAAATCGTAGACACATAGTATGAAGAATTTGTTGAGAGACCCCCGACCGCAGTTTGTCCGTTTGTTTTATAAATGATTCTTTCAGAATTTCTAAACTTATGATAAGTTCCAAATCCAATTGTCGAAACAGTGCTTCCTATACCAACAAGAGCAGAAGGACTTTCCGAATTAAATGATGACTCATGGTCAATGAGTTTCATATTCACACTGGCATTTGCACCAACACCATTTCCTCCAATTACGTTTACAATGGGAGTGCTTTTATAATCAAATCCAGGATCAATAATTTTAATTTCAGATAGAAATCCTCTTACTGCACAGTAACCAGTAGCTCCATATCCAACAGTATCAGATATAATCAGAGTTGGGGGAGTAATAACATCATATCCAGATCCAGGTGCAATTACATCAATATTTTGAAGTGCTCCGTAATAAACCAAATCTGATGATTTATAATTTAATATTTCAACACCATTAATTAAAATTCCTGTAAATCCTGAGTTTGTTGGATATGTTTGACCATCACTTATTGGAGTAGATACTTCTCTTAATAGTTTTTGTGAAAGAAGAGTTTTTGATTTGAAATCATAAAGTTCAATTTTATTATTACTTACAGATGTTACATCACTCACATATTCAAAATTTGAATAATAAATGTTGTCCTTACTTTTTGCAAATTGTATATTGTTTTGATCAATTCTTTTAACATAATAAATTCCCCCATCAAAGAGTGAACTTATAACAGTATTTTCTTCTTCTAATGTATCGGGATTGGTAGATGTTTGTATTTCTGGAGTATAATAAACAATATCTCCCGTATAAAATCCGTGATCTTTTGTTGAAGTGATGTTGAATATATTAGTCGATCCAACTCCAGAAGATGGAAATGTTCCAGAAAATGTTACATATTTGTTGTATAGATCTAAAGATTGGTTATAATATGTGGGTATAGATGAAGAAGCAATCAACAATTTTTCATTTAGTTTATATAAATTTTGAACATTTGAATTTATGTTTGCTAAATTTTGAAAGGTATTTGAATTTACTTTTAATATATTTCTTCTTATAATGTATTGGTCGTTTGAAAGAACTCCTTGCCCAGATACTGAAAATGATGTGGATGAATCAACGTTACTAATCGTTGAAAATTTTTCAGATCCACTCGAATTTATAATTTTTACAGAATCTCCAATTTTAAAAATATGTGGAGTTTTAACTGTAATATTGTAGGTATAATCAAAAGTATTTTGTAGAGATATTGAAGTAATTTCATATGATGATGCAATATTTAAAAACCAATTATTAAACAAATAATTATCAATATCTACACCAAGTGTTCTTATTTGTGCAGTATCTCCAACATGATAGTAACGAGTATCACTGCTAATTGAACAAGATTTAATAACAGAATTAATTCTTACTTTAATTAATTCGTTAGATACATTTGCATATGCATAAGTATTGATTCCAATTTGAGATTTATCTTCAATGATTCCAGATATTCCAGAGCAACCAATAAATTGATTTATATTTTTTGAAGAGTATGATATAGTACCACTTGTTTGATCATTATATGTAACATATAAATCACCACTATTTGGAAATCCCAATGTTGAATCGACATCAATAACTTGAAGTCCATCAGAAGAATCAGTGGTTATGATAATATTTGCGCCCATTCCATTGTGATTTGAACAATTGTATTTTATTGTTTCATTTGGAGCATTTGATGTAATTGTTAAATTGACAAAAGATCCACTAGATGATGTTGAATAATATTCTGAAGAAAGATTTCCTCCAGATAATGTTTGAAATATAAGTGGATGTCCAGTAGTAGAAGAATCCGATATATCAAATCTATATGTTGCTCCTTTTGCTAGGGTGATTTCTTTCTGTACTATTCCATTGATTGCATAAACATTATTGGGTGGTGGTGTTCCTGGATTAGATACTACAGTTACTATCAAAGATGGGGAATATCTACCGATTACCCTAGTCTTTGCGTGAATTGCAAAGTTTCCGTAAATTGCACCATCGGCTGTAATATCACGATTATATCCAGAATCTAAACTTAATTTATAATAAGTATTTCCGAGTTCAGAAATTACAACTTCAACATCTGCAATTGGTGCATATGCTCTTGAAATATTGTTATATTCATCTTGAAACAATGTTGCATTTAGTAAATTTAATGGATCACCTTCAATTCTTTCTACAACTAAATCATCAGTGACTCGATAATTTGCATCTGATGGTCTAAACAAATAATCTCTTGGTCGAATAATGACAGCACTTTCACCATATAAGGCATTAAATAGAATTTTAAATGATTCATCAGTTCCCTTACTTAGATAAAAATCTTTTGCCTGCTTAATAAAAAGAGATTGATTTATATTTGAACTTAGAGTTCTATTTTCAAGTCCTGGTAATAACTGATATTTTGTTTTAAGTAAAAATTCTTTTAAAAATAAAGAACTTAAATTTTTAATTACTGATCCAGATGTGTGTTCTGCAGATTCACTTTCTGAGAAAACTAATTGGTCCGGATAATTTTGTTTTGTAAAAGAAGTAATTCCAACAAATCCTCGAACACATCCGGTAAAAGAACTTGAGGTTTTTCCTGTATATGTAATAATTTCATTATCAATTTGTAAAACACCATAAGAATCTGGAAAATCTTCTATTCCAACACCAGTTTGATCTATAATAATATCTGTATCAAAAAATGAAATATCTTGTCCAAGAACTGTAGAATCTGTTTGATTCGTTAATTCATCAATTTTTATATATCTATCAATATTTTGAATTAGATCTACAGGAGCCCCTTTAAATTCTTGAGAAATATAGTATTGTGATAAAAATTCAGAAATTAGTGGAAATTCCTCTACCACATAATTTGGAAGTTGATTTTTAACAATATTACTAAATTGAATTCTTTTTTCTTTCATTTGATTATTTTATTAATAAGATGAACTGGATGAACTAGAACTGGATGAACTAGAACTGGATGAACTAGAACTTGATGAACTTGGTGGAATATAACTTGATGAACTTGATGAACCGGAAGATTGTATATTGGATGTAGTAAACAAATTATTATTTTGATTTGAAGAAACTCCACCAATATCACCTGTTGGTCGAACTAAAATTCCATTTAAATAACTTGAAGATTGAATATAATTCGATGCCGATGGGTCGAGTCCAGAAGAAATGCTATCAATAACCATTTCGAATGTGCTATTATTAATATCTAGTTGTAAATATAAGTCCTGTAATCCAATTACATCATTTGATTGTGGAACTGTAGAAATTTCAATTATAGATTGTCCGTCTTTAATTTTTGCAGATGTAACATTAATTGGATTTAATGTAATAATTCCTTTTATATAATCAATTCTTCCAATTCCTCTTTTTATAATCGTTGGATTTACAGAAGAAATATTTGGAACAGTAAACATAAAAATAGAACCAGTACTTCGATTTGTGTCTGGAACGTCAGAAATATAAACTGGTTCAGAAATTCCAGATACTCTAAATGCCGTAGATTTAATATTATAACCATTCATACTATTAATGTGAAATTGATTTCCAAATCCGATTGAATATTCTGCAAAAGAATTTAAAACTACACGTAAGTCTCTTCTCATTTGAATTCTTGTAATATTCGATGTTACTGCATCGTGACTATCATCAATAATTTTTAAAAATTTACTATATTTAAATCGAGCACCATATTTGTTAAGTTCTGTAGATTCTGCATATTTAAGAGCATTTGATTGAACTATACTTGATATGTTAGATGCACTTGGTGCTAAATTTGAATTATAATATACATTTGAAATTACTTCCAAATAAAGATATTTTAGATCCAAAATTTCAGGAACAATTCCCGCAACCGCATATTGTTTCAATTTTAATTTAATATTTTCTTTAATTAAATTTGGTAAAAAATCTCCTGTTCTTGGTTTAATACTAATAAAAACTTTTCCATACTGTGGCGGAATCAATTCCTCTCCACCAAAAACAGAAATAGATTCTGTTTCTGGATAAATTTTTGCAGGAATTAAAGTTTCATAATCATTAGATGTAAGTGCTCGATTTTGAGATGCATAAATTCTCGGTGCAAATTTACGAATCGATTCTACTGGTTCAATAGATTCTCCACCCGAGGATATTAAACCTGTTGAAAGTAAAGAAATACCTGAAGTAATATTATATGTAATTGAGTTTCGAGTATATGAAAGTCTTCCTGAAAATGTAAATTGACTGATTCCATTTCCACTGTCACCATTTGATACAATATAAGAAACCTGAATATAATTCCCGTCTTCAAGTGCTTTTCCAAAAACACCATCACCAAAAATTAATTCATATCTTTCATCTTCAATTTCTTGAATATAATAAACTTCTGATTCTGAATTTACACCAAACAAACTATTCTGAAGATTGTACTTAACTGATATTGTAGAGGTTTCATTTGGCCTTACAATTGCAGAAATCAAATCAGTATCAATTCCAGAGTTTGGAAGAATATATCTTTGATTTGGATTTCTAGGATTATATGTAAAATTGCTGGTTAAAAGAACTCCCTCATAAATTTTAATTTCATCAAATGATGCAATATTGTTGAAGACAGGAACTGTAATATCTTCAAGTATTGAAAATACAAATGATTGATTACCAAAGGATCCTGAAGTGCTTGCAATTGGTCCCTTGTGTAATGTAAGTGATACTGGAGGTGGAGTGATGTTCGAAGTATCTACAAAAAAACTAACTGTCGATGTTGCTGCCTTTCTTGACTTTGGAACATATCCAATATTTCTTGCAAGTGAAACAACATTTTCTCTAAGTGTTGCACTATCAATAAAAACTTCATTTGCAACCATATTTGCATTATATGAAGTAATATAGGTATTGTATGCCAAAACATCAAGAATTGTCGAGAGATTAGATCCCTCAAAGTCATAATCCGTAAAGTTGGAATTGGCTTTTAAGTAGTTTTTAAGAGTTGTCTTAATCTGGTCAAAATCCAGATTTGTAAAATTGACTAATGGCATTTACCTAATTACCGAGTAGGTTGCAAAACAAATTCAAGTTGCTGAGGCAACACATCTGCACCAATAATTCGATATTGAATTAAAACATCAAATGATGCATTATCATAATCAGGAGTTGTCTGAACATCGATCAATTCAACTCGTGGTTCATAGTTTGTGATTGAATTTCGTATTTCATCTCGAATGATTGATGCAGAAATTTCATCTACATTTTCAAAAAGAGAGTTTGAAATTCGAGATCCAAAATTTGAATCAAAGAATTTCTCTCCTGGAAGAGTAAATACAATATTACGAACTGAACGAGCAATCGCAGTTTCATTTTTTAGAGCAATTAAGTCTAGATTCAGGGGATTAACCTGAAAAGACATGCTAATGTCTTTAAAACCTTGACTTATCCTTTCTAAAGGCATTTAATGCTCTAAATCTATCTTATTTATTATAGTTTTTTGACTCATATAATGGTTCTGCTCCATATTCCCAATCATCATAGTCATCATCGTTGCGAATTTTTTCATGAAGTTCGTTTTGAGTCACAAAATCATGTTTTTTTGGTGTTAAATCGTCATTTGCAATCTCACGAAGCATTTTTGGTGGTTTTACCGTGTAATCTGTGATTAATTTTGTAGTTCCCCACACTTCTTTCATGTAATCCTTGTCTCTATCCGAGGGTTGTCCCATTTTTTTGCTCCTGATTAGTTAAATCAAAACTTTTTACGGGGTTGCTATCCCTAATTTCTGTTACTTCATACATAAAATCATCTGATGTTTCAATTTTACGAAGATTTTCAACAGAATATTCAGTCATATCGATTTCATACCCTGGATTTTGAGTAATTCTATTGCGTATCCATGCATCGTCATACCATAAAATTTTATTATTTGGATATGCATAGAAGTTTCCATTATCCATCTTGAAAAAATGAGCACATTTATGCTCTGGTGTCTCACTAAAGTTCGTGTTCAAAGTAGATTTTGATTCCCATGACCAATCTAACGTAAACATATAAGTTCCTTCATTCTTTTTGCCCTTATAGTTGATAAGTTCAGCACGTAAGTTAGCCATTCTTGAACGTACTTGAATATCAATATAAGGAGAAAAGCAATCCCACCACATACACTCTTCTAATTCTTCAACTGGAGCATCAGGTTTCCAACAGAACGCATGAATTGGTCTACGAGTCCAGTTGACCCCATTCTCTAGAAACGCCTCAAAGAGGGGTACATGCTTCTCTAAGGATGCTACAGAGTGTACGTCACATAAAGTTACCTCTCCATAGCCTTTTTTATGATTATAAAGAAATTCATTGCGAATATAACAAGTAATTGTTGGAAGGTTATGATTTAAATATGCCAATCTCTTTCTCCTGGAAAATAATAGTCAACCAATTCTTCATTCTTTTGTATATCACGTATTGCATATAAAGAACCAGTATCTTTATTGTAAGCGACATTGGGTGAGTGTGAATGATTAATGTAGTATTGTGGTCCTATCTTATTTAAGTCACAATCAATCCAGAAACCTTCATCATCACAATAAGTTAATGTTTCAATTCGAGATCTAATTTCTGGATTAATCTCAGACCATAATACTTTGTAAGATTGTTCTGCTGTGAATATACAAGTATCCTTAGGAATATCAAGTAAAGAAAAAACACCCACCCCGATACAAACATTGCTTGGAGCGAGATAGGTGAGTAGTTTTAGATTATAAGGAATCATCCTTTACCTTGACCTCTGTATTTATTATTTTGGTT